GGGTGCGGCCTTGAGAGTTAAGAGCGTGGCGGTCACCGCGTCAAGAACGCCAATGAATCCACCTTCTGCATCAAGAACCGTATCGCCAACGCTGATGTTCGCGACAGCGGTTGAAGCACCGCCCGACCCGTCATCAATGGTGAGGGTTGCATCGCTTTGTGCGCCAGCAACGAGCGCGTCGCCAACAGCCGCGGACTGTGCGAGGTTAATGTTCGTTGCAACAGCCGCGCCAAGACCTTGAGCCGAAGCGTGCATAATTTCACTGCATTGACCGGAAACGGTCAATGTCGCGTCGTTGGCAAATCCGTTAACATGCAGAACAACCAATCGTGGGTTGAATCTGTTTGTTCCGTCAGTCTGTCTTGGCTCGAAAGAAGTCAATGCACCCGGATAGGCTGAACCCAGCCATCCTGTTTCATCTTGGTCTACTCCGCCTTGCAGTCCTAAGTCCATTTCGACTCTTAGACTGTTTGCGCTACTTACTGTATATGTTATTCCTCTATGTGTTATTGCTACCATATTTAATCATCTCCTCATTGTAAATCGCGGATAGAGCCACTTGCACCAAAGAAAGAACACCACATCTCACCCATAGTTCGATAGAGTCCTTCTTGTCCAAGACGGTTAATCGCGAATGGGTCGCCGGTTTCTATACCGGATTCATAGTATTGTGTCGGGATTGCAGTTTGGAACCACAGATAATCCGTATCAAGATAATACATACGAGATAGAGAACCTGCTCCATCTTGTGGCATATCTTTTGTTGGAATCATTGGAACACCGTTGTAGGTTGCGACGATGAAACCAGCCTCAAGACCGGGGACACCTTTTACACCGTTGAAGGTAGGGGTAACACGCTTGCTATCCATGAATCTTTGTTGAGATTGTAACAACTGTTGAACTCTCATTAGAGTGTCGTATCCAGTAAGCATAACCTTTGGATTACCACCGCGAGTCCATAGTTGTTGGAACAATCCATCAAGTTGATTGAGGGATAAGTTTCTGTTAGTGCTTGAACTGCTTGAAACATCAACTTCCGCGCTGTGGAAGTCTGCACTTCCGTCGCGAGTAATAGAATAAATATCGTGGTCAGTAGTTGCACTTACATGGCCTGTTCCTGTGGTCATCTTATCCGGGTCGGAAGTAAGACGGTCAAGGGATTCAAAGTCGTTACCAACTGGTGTGTCAACATCCTCAAGCATCATTCGGTTGATATGTTCAGCGTGATGCTTACCCATTTCTTCCTTTAGAACTTGGCGGACATCGCCCAATCCGTCGTCCTTGTCGGACAAGAACATGCTAACTTCCGATAGGTCGAAAGTATGCGCGACGGTTTTTGGCTTTGCTGCTACATGTAGGAATTCCGGTCGGCTTGTGTCCGGTAGAGTTCCGTTTTCTGCAATTCCGCCACCTTTGGTAAAGTCGGCGCGACCAGTAAGGATACGCCATCCACTTCTTTCCCACGGCTTCTTAGGAAGAATAGAGAAGGCATTGAATTCTTGGTTCAATTGTGACCATACTTTTCTTCCGTAAATCGCTTGGTATGTTCCAGCGGTAGTAGACATCAAAGGCGCGTCTGCCTTGAGAATGTCACCTGCTCCGTAGGTATATCCGGTTGAGGATGCGCCACCGTAGTAATATCGCTCCATGTCTTGCACTGTTCTTACATAATTTCTTGCCATCAATAATCGCCTCCTGTCAACGCTTTACCAGCAAGTCGGTGAACATCGTCCCACGACATGTCTGCAAGTTCGGCGGTTTCGGGAATAGTGACAGTTGCTCGGTCAGCGGACTTTGCAATTGTGCTTGAAACAGTTGAAACATTGTCAATGCGCTCATTAAGTGCGATGACTGCTTTTTGTAGTTCAACCATTGGTCCGCGAGAATCGAAGTTAGCCTTTGCGACTGCATCGGCTTCGCGCTTTTCTTCTTTCAAGAACCTGTTTGTGAATTGATTGTTAAGGTCAGCCTTGAACTTTTGTTCTTGCGCTGCGGCCTTGAACACTTCGTAAGCGGCTTCAACTTCACTTGATGAAACATTAGAAGCGTTTAGATAATCACCTTTGATGACATTTTTGTTTCCGCTTGGTGCGGCTCCCATGTCCATCTTAGGTCGCTTGCCGGAATCGTCTTCGCCAGCACCTTCAAGAGAACCTTGTCCGCGGTGGTCGTAGCCGGATTCACCCGGTCCGTAGCCTTTGTTAAAGTGGTCGCGAGCCGCGCTTGGGTCAAACCCTGCGCTTTTCACGGTTGACTCTAACCAAGTCAAGTAGTCAGTCGTTATCATATCATCTGCTTTATTCATATCATCATCTTCTCCGTAAGCCATGTCTTCCATCGGTTCGTCATCTTCGTCATCTTCGTCGTCGTCACCAAAAGGATTTGCTTTCTTTTCCTTTTTTGGTTTGTCGCCAAGCATGTCTTCAATGCCTTTGTCTTTGGACTCTTTATCTTCTTTCTTGTCATCGAGTTTCTTGTCTTCTTCCTTGTCTTTATCGTCAAGTTTCTTAGACAATCGTTCGAGAACGCTTTGCAGTTCATTCATTGGGTTGGTCATATCATCATTTCCTATGTCTTCCTTGAGGATGCGAAATTGCGCTTCGGGGTTAATACCCTTCTCGCAAATCGTTACTTCATGGAGTTCCATACGACGAATCTCGCGGTAATCTCCGCGGGTTTGGTCGCTCTTGTTGACTCTCTCAAAGGCTTGACCGCCTATTGAGAAAGACCGAAGGTTGCCCTTTCGGATTTCGGATGCAACTTCGCGGGCTTTTTCAATATCTCCGCGTAGTTTAATGACTACGAACATTCCTGTATCATCCACTTCGGATTTCCACATTCGCCCGTTAGAGTCAGTATAGGATGGAATAACTGTTCCTACTTGTATGTTAGAGTGTGCGAGTTGAACATTGCGGAATCCTTCTGCTTTCATAAAGCCACCAAACGCATCTTTCAAAGCACTACGAGTGATTAAATCACCTTGCTTGTCAACCATTTCAACAGACGCATATCCAGCAACAATAAGGTCATCACCCAAGCCCTTGAGAACAAGGGGATTAGATGAAACGCTTGGTGCCGCGAGAATCGCCATTGCATCCCAACTCTAACTCATGGTATATCAATAGAACCCTTGTCAATCGCGATGACACCGTTGTCTTCAAGGCGAGCAGTTTCTCCTTCACTCGTCCGCAGTTTCTTGGTTTTCTTCTTAGTCGCTGGCTTCAACTCATCATCTCTTCGCGCTTGAGGGTCAAAATCGGGCATGGTATCATCGCGAATATTTTCAGTAGGGCCTCGCGGTGAGTGGTCAAGACTTGCATATCCTATACCAAGACCTTGAACTCCTGTGCTGGTAATCTTCTCTTTGGCAAGATGTTCTAATCCGCGCTCCATCAATTCAAGACCACGCTTGATAACTTCTTCTTCTTCTTCAAGCACCTTCTTTGGTTTCTTACTATGACCCGCTGGTGGTTCGGGGTTAACCTCGTCGTATTCGGGTTCTTCGGAATCTTCTCTCTTTAGCAACCAAATGGCTTTAGCCTCCCAATACGCTTCTTGGTCGTTGGCTAACTTAACAAGATACTCATTGCCCCATATAGAAGATTGAGGCTCGACATACCAAAACCCTTCTTCTTTGTGTGTTTTGCAAATAACTTCATCGTCAAACGCGGGGAATAAGATTGTGATTTTTCCTTTCTTCATATTGACTTGTTGTGGAATATGATGGTCACCTGCTAATATAGCAAGTGTTTCAACGCTGTTCGCGGCGAGTGGTTCAGCGTCAGTTAACTTGGCTGAACGGATGCGATAAACTGGATGTTCGCTCTTAGATGCACTTACACCTGTGCATCGAACAGTAGCGAAGTCACCAACATTGAAACCGCGTGGACCTTTCGCGCTTCCTACATTCATATAGTGTTCTTCACCAACTTGCTGTGCGCGCTTACCATAGTGTTCGGGGTTCATGAGTGGCCCAACACCGATAGTGTAGTTTTTACCAGCACGCGAAAGTATGATGACATCAACCACTTTTTCTTTACTTAACAATACCCACTTAGGATGACGAGGTTCACCTTTCATGTATGTAGCGTTAGCATCGCGCAAAAGAATATCTATGTTATTCTCGTTTCGCAACCCATCAATTGCAACAGACAATCCTTCATCATCACTACGCTTAGTGTTGATTGGTTCGGGCATTTTGATATGTTCACTTGATTCATATTGAGCGCGAAGATGACGAATGCGGTCTTTGGTTGGCATATTATGTGTTTCTTCATCTGCCGTTTTCAATAAATCAATGACAGTCATTACTCCGTCATGAAGTATAGCGTGAACCACGAAGTCTTTTTCATACACCTTGTTGACTTCTTCGTTGAATACATCATCCAACTTAACTTCACCGTCAGCACCGTAGGCGGTCATCTTTTTGCCTTTCTTTGTCGCGATGATATGTTCCCCTTGAGGATACAAAGTAATAACCCAATCACCAACAAATCCGCGCAAATGCTTCAAGTCTTCTAAATCAAAGATGCGATGCATGAACTTTACTGGTTGTGGTTTCCCATCGTCTTTGATGATGAGTGTGTCATCAAGCGCGACATCAAGAAGATGTGAAGAGTTAGCAAAGAGTGAAGGGTCTGTGGATTGCATTGCTCCCGGTGTCAATGGCATGTCCGGTTGCATAGCCATTGTTTGATTGATGGCTTGACCTACACGCGTATTTGGATTTGGTTCGTTATCGGAGTGTTGATACCCAGCCATGTAAGTTTTCGTAGTTGAGGGGTCGAGTGGTTTGAGTGCAGGGTTATTGCGCCTCATCATGTTATGTGAAAATATCATCTGTTGTGGTGAAGGAGAATTATACACATGGTTGTCGTTGTCTTCAAAATACAAATTGCCATTTTCTAACGCGTCCGGTCTTGCGATAAACGGTGTAGGTGTTCCGAAGCCGTGGTTAAACTTCTTCTCCGCGCTTGTATGAATTGGCACAACAGGAGCGTTGTTGAAATTAGTTCCACCCATCGTCGTGAGTTCATCATTTGATGATGACTTGTCAAATATCTGTGTTGATGTAGCCCCATCAAGCAAAGAAGCAATGTTTTGCAGACTTGATGGTTTGTTGAAATCCATCAAGCGTTTCGCTTTTTTCACTAAATTGCCTTTGAAACTTTGCAGTTTCTTTGTATCTAATCCAACATCGCTACCTTCTCTTGTTTGCTTCACCATGTTGTGGAGCAACTTTACTATGAGGTCGCGCTCTTTGTTCATGTTGATTGGTTTGCCTTTTTTGTCAACAACGCTTTCTCCACCACTTCTTGTCATGTCTTGACCGTGAAACAACCCACCATCATTGAAAACAAAATTATTCCCACCCCTCTTAGGGATGTTGATGATGTCATACACTTCACTTTTTTCTTCACCGCGTATAGCGCGACCATCTTTTGATATTGGGTGGTATCTCGCTTTAAATGCTTCATTGAAACTAATTTGTTGTTGACCCGCGGCTTTCTTTACGCTACTGATTATTGACTCAAACATTTTTATTTCTTCTTCGTCAATATCGTTTGAGTCTTTAGCAAGGTGTGACATCACCTTGTGTCCACTTGGTTGAACACCACCGAATATGCTATCTTTCATCTCACTGGCTTGGTAAGAAGAATCTTGATGTGTGTCGCGTTTTACTTGGTGGTTGGCTAATGCTTCAACTTCATCGTCCGATAAGTCAAACGATTCACCGCTGAATAATTTTTTCTTTTGGTCGGGTTCCATGTGTAGTATTTGTTCCGCGAGTTTGAGTGTGTATGCGGTAGCCGCGTGTGCTTCGTTATTCTCTTTGGTGAAAACATTAGGGTATGATTTTTCTATTACTGGTTGCAATGCCTTGTATATTTTTTCAACACCGCGCAAAGTATCAAGGTTATTTGATATTCGTTGAGCGGAATGCTTCAACTTCACTTCACCACCGTCAAGAGTTGGAGCGGCACGACGAATCTCCATCATTCTTTTCTCAATCATTTCTTGACTATCTTCATCGTTGTTTTTACGAGCAATTTGTAATGCGCTTCCTAACATCGCTTGATGTTGTGAAGCGAGATAAGAAGGAGTTGGTGCTATGACAAGAGCCGACAATGCAGGGTTTTCTTCATCACCGTGTTGACGATAAGCAACAACTTTACCTTTGTCGTCTTTGTAATTCTTAAGCATCTTTTCAAGTTCTTCAAGACGATTACCCATAGCGGTATTATCACCTGCTTCTTTGGCTTGAATGTATTCTTGGTCGAGTGCTTTCAGTTCTTGTAGCAGTCTGCCTCGCGAACGAATGTTTTGCACTTGCGCGTCGGGTAATTCGTAAGGGTCGTTGAAATTAAGCATGTTGTAATTATCCAAATCTTCTTTGTGATATATCGCGAATTGGGTTGGTTCTTCAACACCTTCGGTAATCTCCCTCATCATATCTCGACCCGTTCTGCCACCGTAGCCTATGATGTCTTTGTGATGCGAACCGTCTTTGATAGCCTGTAATGGGTTCTCTATTTCACCATCCATGAGTTTGTTGAAGAACTCCAAAGCGTTATCATCGTGTTGAGTTAATGGCAAATGCAAACCGAGTAATGCCGCGTCTATCATCATCTTGTCTTCTTGAGAGTGATTGTCTTTGGTGATGCCAAATGGACTAAACCCACTTCCTTTATTTGCCTCCATCCTATCAAACACTCTTCTCTTACCTCTACTTTGTGCGTTGATTCTCGTTTTGCGCGTAGTCAGCATTGGGGTATGAAGTGCGGTTTCTGTGCTTTGAACAGGTAAGCCATCGAGAGCAGTAAAGCCAACATGGTCTTTCATGTTAACACCGAGGTAATTGCCGTGAGCCATGAACCATGAGTTCAAACCTCTCGTCGCGGGAGTCATCGGTGAAGGCATACCTTTTGTGTAATCTTCTAATTCTGCTTGAACTGATTTGTCACCTTCATTATGAAATGGATTGATGATATTATTGATAGCATCTTGAGCGGTTGTTTCTTTACGCGGGACATTAAGTTCAACGACTTTCCCACTATCAAATTCGTCCAAGTATTTTTCTTGGTCATCCATATTGTATTCGCGCAATGTTCTTTCCAAGTCAACTCTTAGTTGACCTTCTTCATTTTCTTTCGCTGGGTCGAATTCATTCTGTTGCTCAACTGCTGGGCGCGACCCACCACCTTCTCTTTCGGCTCGCGTCGGTAGCATGAATCTTTTTTCTTGCAAAGGAGCGTAAAGCATGTTAGGCATAGATTCTTCATAATGGACACCAAAGTCAGCACTTTCTCCATCCGCGTTTCCTCTCCTGTTACCAACTCCTTGCATCACAATACCAAGTGGTGTATCTCGTATAGCAGGTTCTTTTGTCATATCAAACTCTTCATCTGTATTATGAGTGTGAGTGTAGCCTTGTAATGTTCGTCGCATCAAGTCGCTGTATTCTTGTGTTCCATAGGAAACTAAACTTTGTTCGATGATGTCTTTGAGTTCATTGTCTTCAAATAATCCGTGATTCACTAAGTCTTTCATGTTGGGTAAATCCGATGTCATGTAAATGAAAGTGCCGTATTGGTTTTCATCTATGTGTGGATATTGAGGGTTATCGTCATCGGGGATAACTTCGCTATCGGTGTGTTTATCCTTATATCGTTTAACCATTTGATTAAAGTCAACACCTTGTAAAGCGTGTTGCAAGGTATCATCGTCAAGCGCGCCCCATTTATTCTCTTCCAACTTTTGTCTTACTAATTGGTGTTTCTCGTCAATGTTTTGCTTTGCTTCGCGTGCGGCTTTTTCTGTGAAGCGATTTGGTAAAACATGATTCATACCGTTTCTGTTTGAGCCACCCGCGTAAAGAGTATTCAACATGTTATCCATGAGATAAGCATGGTTAGCCATGTAGCCTCGCGCACCCGGTCCGAGAATGTTGTTGATAACCGAATCATCAATTGACCCATCTTCTTGAACACCGCCACCCGTTTCCAGCATCCATCTTTTAATTTTGTAAATATCATCGTAAGGGAGCATTGAGATACCAAGACGGTGAACATCGTCACCAATACGACCAAAGTTTCTTTGACCTTTGATTGGTTTTCTTTTTGTGTCGTTGTATCCATCTGCTAACTCGCGAAGTTGTTGAATAGGAGATTTACCATCACCTACTTGAATTGGCATACCGTTGTCATCGAATAGTATGTCGAAGATTTCTTCGCGAGGAACACCTTCGTTCTCCCAATTCTTGATACGCATAAAATGTTCATCGAGCATATGATGAGCAAGTAACGGGTTGTTTTGTCCGTAGCGTTTACCAAATGCTTCGGTGAAGTCTTTTTTACCGCGGTCGTAAATTGATTGTAAAGTAACATTGTTACCCCGCCAATTACCAAACATGTGTTGTTGTTTGAGGACAGGGTGCAACCCTTCTGCTGTTTTTATCATCGCTTTGTTGAGTCTTTCAGCATTCTTACCTTTATTGCCGTAAAGGTATTTGTTGAGTTGTTGCCATAGTGGTTTTTCACCATAAGCAACTTCACCTTTGCGCGCTGGATGAAGATTGAGTGTTTTGAACTTAGAATGTTGACCGACAATATCATCACCGCGTTCAGCGATGTTTGGTATTGTGTCATCGAAACGACGACCAATAGCCAATCTCACCATCGCGTCGATATTTTTTTCATCACCACTCGTCATCGCTTTAATCCAATCATCGCTGTGGAACAAAGGTCTTGCTTTGTGATGGCGCGACGGTGCGGATTCATGGATTGTTGAGCCACCGGAAAAAATGCGTTCCATCCCTTTACTTGAAGGATTTCTAATTTCAAGTTCGGGTTGAAGTTCATCAATATATTTTTGAGCGTTTTTCTTGAAGAGGATTTGCGTGTATCCTTGATTCTCCAAGTTGTTTGCACTTAGCAGAACATTAACTGCTTCATCGCGAGCATCGTGCTTGTTGATTAAAGCATGAGTGAACTCACTAACTACGCGTTGATGGTATTGTAATGCATCTTCGCGCACACTTCATCACCTCAAGAATAATCGGTGATGGTGTATGCTCCTTGAGGGTTTTTGTCGGATGCGTCACCTGCTTTATTTTCATGTGCTTCTAAAGCATTATCATGTGATGAATGTTGCATAGAATCTAACTTAATCTCTTCTTTCTTAGGGTCTGTGCGCTTTACATCTTCAACTGTAATTCGTCGTTGGTTGGTGTCGTAATACCCTGTGCGAACAGGCTCACTACCTGTGACATTGGCAAAAAGGTCAGCACTTTCTGTTCCAAAGTTTTTTGTTTCTTTGTCAACTTTTGCAATTAATTCTTCTGCTTTCGCAACCAGTTCGTCAACATCGGGTGCAAATTTTCCTGCTTCAACTTTCATTGGTTTCATTGGTCAATCCTCCTTCCTTCTACTTGCGCGGCTGTGTTAGCCATCGCGTGAATTTCGCTCCAATCCATTTCATGCCACTCTTCGTTTGAAGAAGGCATACTCATACCTGCTTCATCAATAGCGTTCGCGGCTTTAGATATAACATCATCTCGGTCACCGCGTAATGGGTCACCCCACACATCTTGGTTAGCAGGTGTTTTAGCGCGGACGAAACCAGCGCGTTTGAGAAATAGTTCCGGTGTGTTCATGCTTTTACGCATATTGTTAAGTTCAGCATCCATAGATTCCATCTTGGTGATGAGGGCTTTCATCAACACCACAGCATCTGTGTCGTCGGACACGCTCACACCTGTCCTTGTTTCTTGAAATGTCCACCAATTCTATCCGGCCCTATGTAACCCATAGGTCGGTCATTAGATTTCGCGATGACACCTTGAGTGCTGTTAAATTGCATAACAGGTGCGCCACCTGCAAATCGGTCATTAACACCGAGAATGCGGTCGTTTTGACCTGTCTGTGATTTGTAAATTGCGGTGACATCATCAGCGAGGTAATCCGCGGTCGCGTTGATACTGCGTAGGAATTGTTCGGCTGATACAAGGTCGTTGTTCGCGAGTGCGATTTTAAACTCGGACATTGCTGATTCTAACTTACGAACCATAGGGTCCATCTTATTGAGAAGGTTGCTCATGCCGTAAGCCATGACCGCACCGCCTTTGAATGTATCGCTAAAAACCACTCTCTTTATTCTTACTTGTAGGGTCTTTCGCGGCTTGAACACTATCGAGTGCTTGCTCTAATGGTGTTTTTTCGCTACCGCGTTGGTTTTTCTTTGACGAAGGCGCACCCGATTGTTGAGTTTCGGAACTGATAGGTGCTGGTCCGCGGTCGCGCAGTCCTTGACTTTCACCAAGACCTATCGCTCCACCTTTCTCCATCATCATGATTGGTGCGCCGCCTTGTGGGGACGCTCCCCCAACCGGCGGAGAAGCCCCTGCCCCCGGTGGCATCATCGCGCCCCCACCCTGTGGAGGTATCCCGCCGCCCCCCGGCGGCATTGGTGGAGGCATACCGCCACCCGGTGGCATTCCGCCCGGTGGCATTCCGCCCGGTGGCATTCCGCCACCTGCGGCGTTAGGGTCTTGAGGTTGAGGGTCGGGTTTTGAATAAGTGAAGCGAATGTCACTTCCTCCATTTTCTGTCATTTCCGGCAAGAAACCAAGTTGTTGCATACGCTGTGCGATGTTCACTTCTTGTTCATCGCGTCGTAGCCTTGTAATTTCATCTTCTTCTTCATTTGGATAGAGAGTTAATACCCAATCTTCGACACCCATTTGGTCAAGCATTCTTGGGAATAGTTCGCGTGAATACAACTTTTGTCCCGATTCAACAGCACGATTCGTAACAAGTATTTGCATCCCTTCATTGTTGAGTCCACCGGATTTGCCAGCATCCATCATGAATACATTAGATACACCATAGAAGGCCGCTATGCGCATTCGGATTTCATCGCGAACTTGTGCGTATTGCATCTCATCAAGGCTGTCCATGAAACGAACAAACTCGACTTTACCGCGCCCCGATGCTGATTCAACACCAACTTTCGGGATGTAGTGAGGGTCGCGTTCCATTTTTTCTTCCGCGCCTTTCCAAAAAGCCGCTGTTGATTGTATGTTGTCCGTGGTAATTGCGAGGATACCGCGTGGTATTCTTCTCTTTTGATACGCGAGGTAAATGTAATTATCCATCGCCGTGAGTGATTGTGCTTGTCGCCACATACTGGCAACAGGTGAACGACCATACAACTTTGATGGGTTGAACTTTGATGTGTGCAGAACTTCACCTTCAATGTAGTATTGTGTCTTCCCACTACCTGCTGTGTTGATGTAATGAACATCTTGGAGAGGTAACCCACACCCATCTACATCACACTTGTGATGGTCACCATTGTGTGGATATGTTTTATCACGATGAATTGGACACAGAAGGTATCGTCCTCCGCGCTTACCTGCTTTATCTGCAACTATACGCATGAAAGTTGGGTCACCGCGAACTAATTCTTTAACACGGAAAAATTCAATTTCACCACTCTTAGGGTCAATAAAATACTCTTTGATAAGTAGTAAGAAAGCGTCATCAACAATATCTAAGTCCCATTCAATCTCTTTCATCACTTCAATAAATGATTGGTCCATACTGTTGCGTTCTTTCATCAACCAACGCGGGTAAATAATTTGGTCAGCGTCGGGGCTATCGAACTCTTCATTCCCACAAATCCGGCACTCATCAACGGTATCATGTTGGTATTCTTCACCACAATTAGTGCATTTCTTGTGAAACTTCTTTTCCCAATAATAACCCCGACGAAAAATCTCTTGACATAGTGTATTGATAGTTGTTCGGAGTATGATAGATTCTTGAACCGTAGCGTAAAGTGCCGGAATGGATACACCTTGAACAAGAACGGGTTCTTGGATACCCGTCTTCCATAACGGCATCATCGGTTCGGGGGTAGTTCGCCTACTGAACGGTTTGGTTAATCTCGATAAGAAACGCCCCACTAAGCCCTTTTCTTCTGCCACTACATCATCTCCACAAGTCGGTTCGCATCGTCAAGAAGACGAAGGGTTTCACCGTCCCGACTAAACATGGCATGAACTCCCACTTCATCAATGTTCCACTCTTTCAACAACTCTTCGCGTTTATCGGGAACATCTTTCCAATTGAGCCATTTAACTATACGATAAAGTTCATCGCGTCGTGATTTAATGATGTCAGTTTTACGACCGCGCATATCAAGTAATTCAACAACAGCGTTCGCCTGTCCTTTTTTCATACGAAGGTGATGAGTTATACCTTTCATTAATTTGCGTAAATCATTTTCACTATAAAATTGAAGTCGATGTTGTGTGCGTCTACTATTTTTATGAATTTTTAAATCAGTTTGAAGAACACCACACCCAAGTGCTTTATGTAACTGCTCGCAATGCAACTTACCTCGCTCTCCTGTGGCAATAAACCCTGCTCTTGGTTCAAGTCGCTTAGTGATAGTAATGTAGCCGTCAGCGTCAAGGAAACCAGCAGCGTAAGCCCATACATCTTTGAAGATGACTGTTTTATCTCGAACAAGACCCCAACCTGTTCCAACTTTTTCTATATCGTATTCAACGCCATGCATTTTAAACAAAGAGGATAATTTTTGGGTTGTTAAATGAGTAGTGCCTTGCATACTATTGAAAATTTCATTACTTAATAGAGGACCGCGCTCTTCAAGAATTGCAGCGGCCTTTGTAAGAAATATCGCGTCAGTCTTCTTAATGTTGTCAACAGAATGAAGAGAATTTTTCCATTCTTTCTTCGAGTTCTTTTTAAGTTGTTGAGCGTCAACCCACATTTGTCGTTGATTATCGTTAAACTCACCTTCGATAAGAAGCAATTTGCTGATAATGTCGTTGGCCTTTTCCCATTGAACACACGCTCTTCTTAATGCATATTCGCGGGAAATGCCGTGTTTGCGTAATGCTTGAAGGTCACGGTCGCTAATTCCTAAATTACGAACCGTTGAATCATGCTTGCCAATCCACTCTATTGATTGCAAAGTCGCTTCAACTTCTTGTTTCTTTGCGATGCGGATAGCGTCAATGGCTTCGTCAATAGCATCACGCATACTTTTATTGACACGACGCGCTAATCGTAAGTCTTTCACTAAGTCACCTGCATTGCGACCAAACATACTATTGAACCAATCACCATTAGGTTGAGAACGCTTGAGTTGTTGAGCAACTTGTTGAGCCATCTCTTTTTTATTTTCTTCTTCTTCAATCTCATTCGGTTTAGGTGGAGTTGGGTTCGCGTTTGCTGTTCCTTGTCCTTGTTGAACGGGTTTAGGTGCGTCGCCAAAAGAAGCACCTTGAATTGTATTTTTCAAAATAGCATCAATGAATGCTGTTTCATCGGACAAATCAATTTTCATTTTTCTCCACCTTTTTCATTGATTGCGGTTTCCCGTATTTAATCCAACATTTTTTACATAATCCAAACGGGTAAATGTTTCGTTCAACATAACACCACCCGCAATAATCAAACATTCTAACAATTCCACCTTGCTAACGCCGCACCTTTAGGTGTCTTTTTACCGCCTTTACTGGTCGGTCCTTTAACACCGCTCATGCGAGCGCAGAATGATTTACGACGACCCGCGGCTTTACCACCGGGTTTGAGTTTGGAAGGCTTCTTTGTGACAGGTCGCTTCAAGTTAGCACCTGTTTTACGCTTCGCGGCGGCTCGACCTTTAGCATTCAATCCACCTGTCTTGGCGTGTTTGTTGGGGTTATACCCATGAAACGGTTTGCTTTTCTTTTTCGCTTTGAGGACAGTTGTTGCTATCTCAAACGGTGAACAACAATTACAGAATGATACGCTCTTCGCGATGTCTTCATCATTCATCATTGCTAATTCTTCTGCTGTTATTGGTTCGTGCATTATGTATTCGTATTCCATCTTAACCACCGTGGGCTTACCACCCACTCCTTGTTTTTTACTGCGCTTGCGTTTTGTAGCCGCGCGCTTTTGACCCGACGACATAGAACCGCTGGTCTTTGGAGTCTTACTTGATACCTTGACGGAGGGGCGACACTTTGGATACCCCTTAGAAGATTTGTTGGCTTTGCTACGCCCACACGGAGGATGCTTACCATCCTTACCTGTGCGCGACACATCAACCCACTTTTCTTTAAACCAACGGTTCAAGTTCTTCTCTACCATCACTTACCCGCCCACGCATCACATGTATATTCTTTATTGCAAGTAAAATCATACCACTCGCAGTATCCCGTTTGAGGGCTTTCTGTTGCTGAATCGTCCCACGCTTTACAATTACCACACTTCTTAGAGCCTGTGGCTTTTCGATAATTTGGCGCGTCTTTCTTGGCTTTCATCAAAGCCCATGCTTCTTCAAGAGGAATCATTTCTTTTTCCCCTTCTTCTTTTTACCTGTGCCAATTTTGCCTTGACAAACTTGCACAGCGTATCCGTTAGCATACGCGCTTGGGTAGACATCGAACTTCCGTTTAGCCGCCGCTTTACCTTTCGGACATAACTTCTTCTCAAGGTAGTCAAACGCGGCATCCGTTCCTACACAAAATTCACAATTACAATCAGTCATCATTAACCACCTCGGCAAATAGGGCAAGGGTCACCCTCATCAATAGTCCCTCTCCCTTGACAAGCAGGGCAATTAGTATCACCGCTTGGAGTTTGTGTCATGAACCCTTGAAGAAATTGTTGCATTTCGCGCTCTTCTTCGAGGTTCAAAGGCTGACTCAAATCTTTTACAGGTTCACAACGATGATTATTC